CTCGCTTGGCTTTGTTGGTGCCCCCGTTGTGCCTGTTGATGCTTGACCATATGTACTTATCGAAGTGCCGTTTACACCACCGGAACCTAAATTTGGAGAACCCCCGCCAGAAACCGCCGCTTCATCGTCGCTTATATTAAAACCGCCGCCATACCCGCCCGTATAATTACTTTCGCCGCCCGAACCTGTCCCGCCAAAAGATGCGGCACAATATCCAAAACCCGCCGTTAAAGGGCTACTTGCTGCTTCCCCCGCTGACGTGCCTAATTGACTAGCGAAGCCCCTACTTCCACCCGTTGCAGAAATGGTTGCGCCAGTTCCATTTGGGTTGAATGTAGTCGTCCCGCCGTTGCGCCCTGTAATTTTAAAGTCAGAGCTATTTGGGTAGGATATTCCCGCTCCACCACTTCCAATTGAGATAGAGGCCGATGTAATTCCATCATCTTGTGCACTATATCTGCGAAAAGCTACGCCCCCAGCGGCACCGCCAGATGATACTTTTTCGCGCCCACTGCTTGTAGAGCATCCCCCACCAGAGCCGCCGCCACCCAGAACATACACATTATATTGAACACAGCCTGACTGCGCTGGCGTCCATGAAGTGCCAGAAGCAACGACTTGAGTAGTTCCTTTCTTTTTCAAGATGCGGTTTTTACTGCGAAAGTCAGAAAAAGATGTTTCCGCGCCAGAAGCGGGGAGAGTGTCAGGAACAGAAGCAATACCGCCGTTAAAAGAGCCATTTAGCGAAATGGGGTTTGTGCCGCCGAAGTAGGTGCGTAATTCGCTCATGGACACCGGAGTATTGCCATGACCGAAATTATCTAAGGACGTTATTGTCATTATGCACTTCCAAATGCTGTAATGTCACCCTCTGCGGTCACTTCGCCCGTAGTCGATAGCTTGAAAACATCAACGCTACTGTACTGAAACTTTAAATCTGTACCGGAAACGTAGATCTTCCAGTCTCCAATTTCAAAGCTGGTTCCAGTAACAGAGCTTGTTGCTGTAAGCGCCCCGCTGGCTATTTCACCCGCTGACCCATAAATGACCGCCTTTGAGTTTACGACTGTATTGCTAACGGCAGTGTTAAGCAGGTCAAGCTCCGCGGTAGTTACGGACGCAGTATTTAATTTATTTAATTCAGCCGCCGTCGAGGCAACCGCGGTGCCATTAATTGACCATGAGCCTTCCGTGAGATCCGGCTCAATTTTTGCTTTTCCAGTGCCAGTACCGTTTAACGTGCTTTCAAGGGCTTCAAGACCCGTATTAAGGGTGGTGCCCCATGTGTCAGTTGACGCACCCACGGTCGGGAGAGTGATCGAAATAGCCATGCTAAACTCCTTTTGTGCAAAATATCACACTATGCGGCTTCCGTCCATGTTTCCGCACTTACCGTTTGATCAGTCCAAATCTCCGACCCTGTTGTTTGATCGGTCCAAGTTTCCGCTGTAATCGCTTGCTCCTCCCAGACAAATCTGACCAGCCCATCAAGAACAATCACACCAGCCAAAACATTGTCAGCGCCAAGCACATGCTCTTGCGTTATTGGAGGTTGACCCGCAACAGGCGCAGAGCTTGTTAGATCGTTTGCAACAAAATTATATTTCACCAGCATTGCTGGGGAGCCAAGCACAGGCGCACCCGCTTCAACACCTGTCGGAGTTATAACGTGCGTTTGATTAATGCTTGGGCTTTGGACTTCAACAGCGCCAGCCGTAACGTCAGAAAGCGTTAAAACGTGCGTTTGAGTAATGCTTGGCGAACCAGCAACAGGATTGCCAGCCACAAATCCGTCACCACCCAGAACATGCTCTTGTAGGAACACCACGTTATCAATGACAGGCGCACCCGTTGTGACATCATCACCCGCAAGCGTTTCCTCTTCGGACATTGTAAGATCATCGACGACAGGCGCGGCAGAAGTGATGTCAGAGGCGGTAAGAACGTGGCCCTGATTGATTTGCGTAGAAGCCAACTCTGGCGCTTGTGTGGCTATGTCTGCGCCGCCAAGAACGTGCTCTTGTGTGATTGCAGTCGCCGCCACGCTTGGCTGTCCAGCGACAAGATCAGCCGTTGCTAGAGTTTCCTCTTCGGACATATTACAATCATCAACAACGGGCGCATTTGTTGTGATGCCGTTTGATCCGAAGATGTGCGTTTGAGTAATCGCTGGCGCTTCAGTGACGGGGTTTCCAGTGACGACATCATCGCTTGTCAAAACGTGTGTTTGGTCTATGTCTACACTGTCAACAACGGGCGCTTGTGTTGTAACATCATTTGCAGTCAGCGGCGTGCTTAGAAGCGCTTGCGGTTCACCCAAAACAGGCGCACCCGTTGTAATTGCTGCCGCTGTAAATGTGTGGCTCTGAGTAAATGATGGGCTATCAAGCGCGGGCGATCCCGACACAAAGCCAGTTGGCGAAAGCGCAACAATCCGCACCATCGCAGCAGAGCCAACAGAAGGCGCGCCCGTGACCAAATTTGCGGAAGCCGCAAAGGTGTGGCTCTGCGTGAGAGACGTGCTTGCCAGTATCGGAGAGCCAGCCGTGACGCCTGTTCCTGATAGAGCATGTGCTTGGGTGAAGGCGGTGCTTGCAGCACTTGGAGCGCCAGCCGTGACGCCCGTGGCGGTAAATACGTGACCCTGCGTAAACGCGGTGCTTGCTACGTTTGGATTTTGCGCGGTAATCGCGCTTGCGGTGAGGCCGTGCTCCTGAGTGATTGTGGGAGAGCCAAGGACGGGGCTTTGCGTCTCAAGGCTACTTGTACTAAAGGTTTCTTCCTCACTCATTGTGCAGTCATTGACAACAGGCGATCCCGTTGTGACGCCATTCGCACCTAATGAGTGGGTCTGCGTGATTGCACTTGAAGCAACAGACGGAGTGCCTGTCGTAATTGCTGTTGCAGTGAGGGTGTGTGTTTGCGTTATTGCGCTTGACGCAACACTTGGCGATCCCGCCGTAATCGCTGTTGCAGTTAGAGCATGTGTCTGCGTGAGTGTAACGCTGGCTACGCTTGGCGCACCTGTTGTGATAGCAGACGCGGTAAGGTCATAAACCTGACTGCCGCTATCCGCGAGTGGGGCAGAAGCAAGAGGCGTGAAACCCAGCATTTAGTTACCTCAAGGCTTTGTGGGCCACACAACATCATCTAAGGACGTGGCGCTTGTTGTTATGTCACGCAATGCTTGTCTGTAAACAGTTTGCTCAGACGTCATCGTGCGGTCTGCCACGGCCCACCAATCTGTTTCAGCCAAGCGGCGGTCACGTTCTGCGCGGAGTAAACGCATGGGTTCCGCTGCGATCAGTTCGTCTTTCTTGCCTGAGACAGTTGCCCATGTAGTACCCCAATCATCAGGGTTGCTGCTTTCGATTGCTGTACCATTGGCGTCTGCGCCAGTTACCTTGCGGAACATCTCATTGAACTCCGCTTCTGTTGTTGGCTCACCACGGAGTACCCACTCTGTGACGCCTAGTTCGCTTAATGCGTTTGCTATTGTTGTCATCGTTTAAACTCCGTTACCTTATTGCTTTAAGGGTTACATGAGGTTGCCTTACAAGGCTATCGCCTGATGCGCCACCGCCATCCCACCAATGGTTTCGATGAAAGTAACCACCATCATAACTGGTGCTGTACGCTCGCGCTTGCCATTTTAATGTTTTTGCCGATGTCCACGATTTTAACTTTGCATTCGCAACGTCATCGGACGCCAATGAACTATCAATTAAGATTGGCACAGATAACGTAGTCAAAACATGCTCGTGTTCATTGACTGTCTGGTAGTTTGCAGCCAAAGTTGTGCGCAATAAGGTTATCTCTGTGCTATCCAAGAAACACCTAAAGTGCGTTATGCTACCGTATCCTGCATAATAAAAATTAAATTGAAACTGATACACGACTGTACCTACACCAGTTGGTGGCGTATAACTTACGCTTGACCCTGTGATGTCAACATAACTTGTTGTTGTTGTTTGCGTAGCATCAACATCACCAAACGTAACTCCATTTACCGTGCGTCCGTCACAAATGCCGTAAATTTCTTCTATGACACTCCCTTGCGCAAAACCTAAATCTGCTGTGTTAGGCACACTACCAGCGGCAGTCTGAATAGTATCGACTTTGATTATGCTGGTCATTGTGCGATTTCCTCTAAGATGATAAACATACCTTTGTAAAACATCATGGAAGCTGTCTCCGCCTGTACTTGCAATGTGTAAGTAGTGGCAGAGGTTGTGCTGGGGCTATTTATCCATGTAAAATTAAAAGGTACAGGAATGTGATTATTAATAGCAGATGCACGATACTGAAGATATTGCGCTGTGTCGCTAAGTTGTGATCCGTTGTAATCTGACAAAGCACTACCGTCACGAACAAGTCTAAACAGGTGGCTTACAGAGGCATTACTATTAGTGCAGTAATATATCCCGCATGTAGTTATCTTTATCTTACTAGATGTGCTTGTAGGTGTAATAGTAGCGGATAGAACATTAGACATGGACTGATCCCCGCCACTTGAAGTAAAATGGGCTGTGCTTTGATTGCTAATTAATTGCACCACAGACCCAGCCAACGGCTTTAGGTTCGGTATCTCAACTTGGCTACCCAAGTTAGGCTGGAGATTATCAACGTAGAGTGTACTCATTGTGCGATCTCCATTAGGGTTATTTCTGATAATGGGATGCTATCGTAACTATAATCACCAGAGTTTTGAAACGTATAACTTCTGTTAACATACCATGTATTCCCAGTATACGCAGAAACTTGTATTTTGTAATTTAGGGATGCCGTTGTTGACGGGCTATCTAAATAGCTAATGCCAAGTGGCGCATGCCTGTATTCGTTTGTGGCTGTAACGTCGTCATATAGAATATATGCCGAAGATGCTTCACCCCTAGCTCCTTCGTTTGTGCCAGTCCCAACAACTGTACTGTTCCTTACTATTCTGCTTCTTGCTTGGTAATATGAAACCCCTATGTGCATTGTGTAGGATACAAGTATCTTGCTAGACGCAGAGGTAGGCGTGATACTTACAGAAAGCCCACTATCGTACCACACATTTCCGCTATCGCCACCGCCAGAAGCAGTGCTGCCAAGTGTTCCCTGCACCACCTGCACCACATGCCCTGCCGCATACAACGTCTGCCCAGACGGGATAATCACCTTATTCGCATTAGCCCCACTAGACGGGCCTTGTAGGTTTTGTACTGTTAATGTCCCTGCCATCTATACCACCGTTAAATTACCGTTTACTGTTAGCGTAGCATTTAGTGTCAATGGACCCGCCGCAAGCGCATTTTCTGAGCTTTCTATAGTAACATTCGTATTCAGTGTTTGCTCATGCACCCGAAAAATGTCACCAGCCGCCGCCGAACCCCCTAAAGTGCCTCTCTCGCCCTTGTACCTTCCACCATTACTCACGGTGTCAGTGTTTGCTGTTTGCAAGACAACATCCAGAGTGTCACCTGTTGCAGCCCCAGAAGTAAGAATGATCTGATTGCCGCCAGACGTTGAAAAATCTGTTGCGTATACTAATTTTACACCATTGAGAAATACGTCTAAAAACTTATCAACAAATCCTATGGTTGTAAAAGTCGTCTGACCTGCCGTACACGTAAAGGTCTGCCTACTCTGTGATAATTGTGGTGTAGGGATATTTCCAATGTAACCTGACATAATTACGCTTTCATAATGTACGCCAAAGCATAGTAAGGCGGTCTGTTTTCGTGACTTGAGCCGCTACCCGTTGAAGCAGTCGATCCTGACATGCTGTGAGTGTGAGCGCCCGTGTTTTCCATGTGGTAATAACCAGCATAAGAGTAGCGCCATATTTCGCCAGCTTGATAATCTATACCACCAATTCTGTTGGATTGAGTGCCCAATATCTTGAGGCTACCTCCGTTCGATCCTCCGTTAAGCCCGTGCCTGTGGTTTCCTGCGCTGGCTGTTGCTAATGTTCCACTTGAGTGTGAGTGACTTGGAAGGTTTGCTGTACTCAGTGTTACACTATCGGAACCGCCTGTCGCATTAGGGGCATACGTCCCACCACTATCAGCATCTGCGTGGACGACGAACTTACCCGTCAGATTTGGCGTTCCATTGTTGCCGTCACACAAATACCAGCCACTTGGAATTGCGCTGATCGAACCGCTCCACATAACAATAACGCCAGTGGGAATGCCTTCTGGTGCAACAGCAAAGGATGGAGTTTGCGCGCCAATATAACCGCTCATTATTCAGCGTCCTCTATTGTAAGCGTCCCAGCCTCAACCTGCCGCAGGATCTCTGCGTAGTGGCGGTTTGCTGGGTCTAGGGGGACAAACATCTCAGTGCCGTCAATGGTGACTTTGACGTTAGATTGATTACCATCTTTGTCGTTGTAATATTGTGCGTTTGTAATTGCTATTTCGTTCATAACTTATAACTCCGCATCTGCTGTAAAGTGAAAACCAATTCCACCCTTGCTTGTAACGTTGTCAGAATAAACAGCAAATCCATTCTCAGACATTGCATGGCTAGTTATTGTGTTATTAACAACAAGAGTTGCACTTTGATAATAATTACATTTTCCAGAATTTCCAGACGTATCATAAACTGTAATTGTGGGTGAAGCTCGCATTTTTACTGCATATGGAACATTATACAACTCTATATATCCTGTGTTTTGAAAGGACTGACTAAGTGTAGAAGAAACAATCCCAACGTTTGTTGCAGTACTGGGGGCGGTACTATCGTTATAAGTTTTATAGTAGTACCTCTGGCACCTCGCCAGTTCATCCCCGTATGACCGATGCTCGAACGGGGTGGCTGTGCTTAAATCGCCAACCTCCAATTGAACGCCTGTGATTTGCCATGTCGCAGATGTGTCTGACACCTGTATGTCAAGGTAATCGTTATTATTTCCATAAACAGCAGATGGAGAGGTTAAGGCATCAAATGTTTTTACAATGCGTTGCCATGTAGTTGTAATAGAAAAGGATTGTTGTGTACCGTCATTTATATCAACAGTCCCAGAATAGGCAGCATTTCCTTTTATGTAAAAAGAAACAGTAAATGAATTAGCAGACAAACGAAAGTGAGAGTTTTCTATTGGTTGTCGAACAAGAACATTTGTTCCAGTTACTTCAAGGCTATTTATAAAACCAGAAGGGCAAGATGAAGATTGTGATGCCGATGTGTGATTAACGCAAACAAACCTATCTAATGTATAGCCATCGCCAGCACTAAAACTTGTCCCCCTCTGCGCAACTTGCATAGCCCCATTGATAATCAAATTCCTGTTCGACAAGGCACCATCGTCATAGACGTTACCTAAGTCTGCTAACTGTCGTGCCTTACTCATCAGGTTTGCTCCAGAATGCTGAGAGCAACGTCCGTTGCGCCAGATGCCGATACCTTGAGTATGTCTGTTGTCTCCATGATAACCTTACCGTCAAGAACACTTAAAGCTGAGTTGGCGGGGATGGGAACAGAGTTGACCAATTCAACGTCTTGGTTGGCTTCGTTATTTGCGCCCGCGCGGTTTGCCGTGTTGCTGCTAAGTGTTACGGTAGCCGTTATCAGAGAGGACGTAGTATTAGCTAAGAGCAAGCCAATGATGATAGTCGTGGTAGAGGACGCAACGGTGTAAATATCATCTAGCGTTGTGACCCCTGCCTTTGTAACTAGTTTGAATGTGTCTGCCATTTTTTATCCTAACGCTATTGCCACGGCGAGAGATGGCCCAACATTTGCCCCTGCCTCTATTCCGTCTAATTTTGTCCCATCTGTTGCAACATCACGACCATCAACGGTGCCTGAGACTGTTATGTTGCCTGTTACGTCAATATCGCCATCGCCACCATCAATAGTTACACCATAAGTTGACCGTAATGTCGCGTTGGTCGAAGCTGAGCCACCATATATAGTGGCCCCTGCACTGTTACTTAAATTGATTAAATTTCTACTGTTTTGAGGCCCGCCGCCAGTGAGTTTTAAGGCTCCGTTTCCACGATATATTGCTTGATTACCCGCTGTTATACCATTCAAGTCTGTGTCTGAATTGAACGTGACTGCACCCGTGAAAGTCCCACCGTCCGTCTGCATAACGTCAACATCTGCGAGAGACACAAACACGGTTGCGGAGCCGCTTAAATTCAGAAGCGACCCCGTGGAGCTTTCAAGTAAATTGCCGGATGTGCGAACCAGCGTAGGCCCACTTGTGAGGTAGGTTCCCTTGCCAATTTCCCAGCTTGAGCCTTCGGTAATGACGTATCTTACAACATCATTATTACTGATGCCGCCATCCGCGAAGGTTTGGTAGCCGTCCTCTGCGCTTCCAAGAGTAATGTTGCCAGTACCCGTATCACTACTAGCAACTTTTATGCGATTGCCGACAACAGGCATGAGTGTCTCCTAATTAAGAAGGATCTGGTATGCCGATTTTGAAGGATGCTAATGTGAATGAGTTCCCGTTAGTCACAGATTGAGACGCCGACAAACTACCAGTTGCAAGCAGCCTTGAGTTTGATGTGTCCAAAATGGCGTAATGTGTTGCCGTGCCAGTGCCGCTGACGCTGCCGTCTGAAATAGCCGACACGGTTACTTCACGACCACCACCAGAACGATCAGCGGGTGAACCGATTGATAGTGAGGTACTGGACCCAAGCGCATATGTAGAATTGCCGCCCGTATATGTGGTTGCTTCCTGCGAAGTAATTGAAATTTTATTTGCCTCGTCTGAAAGGACCGTTAGACCCTCATCAAAAACGCGATCACCTAAACTTGCCATCTAGTAGCTCCTTATTTTGATGCGATGGCCGGAGCCACCAAATTTTGCCTTATCGCTGTCTGCATTAATACCATCAATTGCCTTTTCGTACAACGCAGACCAAACTTGCATTCTGGCGTCTTCGCCTAAGTATGGCGCGCTGTGCATAAGCGTACCGTACAGATAGGCATCTGGAAAATATGTTAGCAGCCAGTTGCTTGTGTTAATGCTATCCAGTGGAACAATTTTTGAGTAATACACCATTTCCAAGGTATATGTTGTATCCGGCGTGGGATACACCTCAATCGTGCCATCCGTTAAAGCGTAGTATTTTGGACGCGCGGCAGTGTTTAATCCGCGCATCCGTTTGTCCATCATCTCGCCCTGACTGACCAACTCCAAGCGGTGTGTGTTGCCGCTCGTAATGCTAAGCCTGATCGGCTCGTAAAAGTCAGTGGGCAGAGTGCTATATTGCGTGTCCAGATCTGCCGTACTGCGCTTTTCCATGCGCCAATGACGCACGCGGCGCGACATGTCTGCCTCTGCCAAGTCAATGAACGTGTCAACAGTTTGCTCTGCCGCCATGTTATTTAGAAAGTTTATAACTTGGTCTTTTAGCTCTGAATAAGTAGACGGCATTACGCACCTTACATGTTATTTGCAGCGTTGCTGACAGCGGCTTTTGCGTCCATCGCCTGCGCGGCAAGGTCAGTCGGCGCTCGTAAACTGAAGCCCGCTGACTTCATGTCGTCAAGAGACAGAGTTTGCTGCGACTTGACGGATGCCATGACTTGCTGAGATACGGTGTTCTGGAACACTTGATAGCGCGCGTCATCCATCAGGAACGGCGTTGCATGAAGCAGAGATGTGTACAGATAAACGTGCGGCGCATCAGTTAAAAGCCAGTTTGTTCCGTCCTCAGCGCCACCCACAAGCGTTGGGATGCGCTGGTAGTAGTCAATGTCCAAGCTGCCTGACGCTGGAGTGGGTGTGACTACAATCTGACGTCCAACGATTGCGAAGAAACGCGGGTTGGCCGCGTCACGGGTGCGCGTTCTGCGGAGCATCGTAAGTTGTTGTGGAGAGATTTGCTCCAAGGGTTCATCCTCCGCGGATGCAACTTGAGCATACACAACTTCCAAAGCATCCGCTGGTAAGGTTGCCCGCCCAGACGTGATGGTAACGCCGGTTGACTGTGTGATCATATCAGCTTGCCGCAAAACGTCGTTTAGCGTGCTTTCCGCGAGGCTGATGAAGTCAGGTATTTTTTGGTCGAGATCGGCGCGGTTCAACCAATCTCCAATTGCAGTTTTCAAGTCTGCATATGTTGCTAGTGCCATGCCTATCTCCTTGACGGCTGTCTATAATGTAGCTTCATTACAGCGTACCTAATCGCGTTCTGAACGCTTGATTATTGCTATCATTCAACCACTTCCTAAATGCCTTTGGGTCGTCGGCAATCCCTTGGCGCTTGAGCTCATAATACACTGAAAGAGGAATTGACGCCACCTTATTCATGTCGCCGTATTTTTGCGGCGCCTCATTGTATTGGCGCTTATTCGCCTCAACAATTGACGTGACGTCTTGTATCTTCTCAATGACGTACTCTCCCTTGTCCGTGACGTGCCAATATTCGGTGACGCCGGTAAGTGGATCGTGGCCAAATAAACGCTTCTTCATGCCTATCTCCAAAGTAACGGGGCGACCGAAGCCGCCCCGCTTAGACTTATGATACGTTGAGGTCTGCCACGACGGCGTGGGCCGCTTCGTTGAGAATTTTTAAGCCAAATTCTGCGATAACCATTGATTTGGAAGCGTCACCGGTTTTGCTGAGCTCTACGTTCTGGATCGGACGCAGGTAGCATACAGATGCATACTCTGGGTCAAGCAGCCACGCATCGCGTTCACGCGAAAAGCGGTTGGCGACCACATTTAGGGTCCCAAAATCAGACATATATACGTCTGCCGCGCCAATGATTGTCGTTGGGCTGTCGCTTGGCGCCATGTAACGCTGAGCCGCGATACCAGCAAACCCTGATACGACCGTCTTGTTGTGTGGTCCTACCATGAGGATGCTTGGCTGACCGCCGGAGACAAATGCTTGCTGCATTGCGTCTTTCAGCATGGCTTCGGTGAAGTCGCGCTGAGTACCGTCTGTGCGGGCGTCAGTACCATTACCAGTCGGAGCCGCGCCGTCGCCTGCGAGGTTGTCGTTGGTCGCAATCCACGCACCAAGGCCACCCGTTTCGCGTGCAGTCGAAGAGTTGCCTGCAACTTGAGCGTTATTATCCGTAAGGGTAGCTTCTATATCCCTTTTGAGCTCTTTTCCGCGTTTTGCGATTTGATAGCTCAATTCGTCGTTGCGGCCGGCAAGGTCTTGCGCGGCAAGGTTGTCAGCGACAATGGTTGTACGACGACGGATGTGCGTGTAGTTGCCGACGCGGGTCGTTGCGGACGTCGCGTCAAAAGACGATACATCGTCCCCATCGATGACGGGCGTTGTGCTTGTTGATGCCAAGCTGTCAGTCTGCCACTCGAAGTATGTGTTGGAAACATTTTCAGATCCGACGTTACTTTGGAATGGAACTTCTTCTGGAGAGATGGACGAAATGATGTCCGCCAAACTCTCACGGATACCTACCGCGCTGTGCGAGGTAAATGTGTTGGTTACGATTGCCATAATGGCCTCCTACAAAAGAGATCTAATTGCAGCCGCGGCGTCATCGACGCGGCCAGTTTGACGTGCGCGCTGGAGCGCTTGCTCTTGAGGGGCTCTGGGTTTCGGCTGAGATCCGCGCGATCCTGACTTCATTGTCTTGGTTTTCGGCCTCGGCTTGGCTTTCGCCTGCGTCGCGCGAGTTTGACCTCGACTGTAAAGCATGGCCTGTCTGGCCAGTTTAACAAGTGATGCATTGGCCAGCCCGCTGACGTCTTCTTCCGTAAATCCCTCTTCCAAGAGAAAATCACGCAATTCTGTCGCCTCTTTTGCCGCGACTTTACTGTCGCGCCATTCGGGTATCAGATCAGGTAAGACTTCGCGTTGCTGATCAACATACTGTGCCTGCATTTGCTGCATGCGCTGTTGCTGTATCTGCGCCATTCTTGCCTGCTCCTGTTGCACCGCCTCAAGCTGAGCTTGCCGCTCAGATTGCTGCTTGCGCCACTGACGTTCTGCTTTCGCTGCCATGGTGGGGTCTGTATCGTACAGCGTGTCCCAGTCTGGCTCTCTTTCTGCCGGTTGCTCCAGCCGTTGCTGCAATGCAGGCAATAGCTGAGCGTATTGTGCCCGCTCACGCTCAAGCTCAGAATACTGTGCCTCATACTGCTTTCGAGTTTCGGCAAGTTCCTGCGTCTTTCGCGTATAATCTTTCTGTCTCAGGTTTCCGCGTCGTAACTCTTCGACTGTAATCTCTTCGCCGTCTACTTCGACTAATGCGCCAAGTATGTCAAAGGATTGGTCGTCCTGTTCTTCAGCTTCCGCTTCAACTTCAAGCTCGCCTTCAGAATATTCCTCATATGAGGCGTCATCTTCCGGCATTTCGGCATCATCGACCTGTTCAGTCGGTTCAGCCTCAAGCGCCTCAGTGGTCTTCGCAGTATCCTCTTCGGGGGCGATCATGGCCCTGATGGCATTTTGTGCAGTGTTCAGATCAATCCCAAGTGGTGACGGGGTGTTGGCTTCTGACATCGTTGTCTCCTATTATGCATCTACTTAACCTTTTTTTCAATAGATGCGTTATCTACCATGGCACGAAGAGCCTGACGCACTGTCTCAACCCCTCGCAGTTTCATGTAGATGCCTTCCCGTACTTCCCCGTCTCCCATTGCTGTGGCTTCAAACTCGACCCAGCAATCCTGTTTGATCTCATCCAGAAAACGGCTGAGATCAGTGTCGCGCAAAAGACGATCAGCCGCGTGGCCGTCGTCAATAATTTGCTGTTTTGACTTAGTCATCAATAGATCCTTTGATGACGTCCGCTTGCGCTCTCATGACTTCGCGGTTAATCGCCAAGTCTGATCGTATCTTCTCGACGTTGAGTTGCGTGCCATATTTAGCTTGCATCTCCTCCGCCTTCACAAAGAGCTCGGCGTCGAGCTCGTCGCGCTTGCGGTCGTCTTCCATGATCATCTTTTCACGTTCAAGCTGCAACTCTGCCGCCTTCTTCTGTATGTCAGCTTGGATCTGTTGGATCTGAACGGCGATGAGTTGCTCGTTGATGTCCGGCTTGTCCTCTTGTGGTGGAGGCTGGAACTGCGCCGGATCTGACCAAAACTGCGACGCATCCTTGAAGCCGGCAAGCTCCGTCATTGCCTTCAACGTGTTCGATAGTTTAGCCATATCGGTAAGCGGATTGACCGGCCCCATAGTGGCCATCGCCTCTTTCTGCATGTCCGCGATCTGGCGCAGCATCATCATGCGCTCGGTGTCGGTGCCGCGGCCAAGCGCGACGTTGATGCTGACATCCATGTCGGCGTTCCAAACGCGCGGATCAATCGGCACAAACTCATTGGACAGCCGAACCATACGTGGCCGGTCTTGATGCGTTGTGATCAGGTGAAGCACGATCTTGTATAACTGCTTCATGCCGGTTTCCGCAAAGATCCGCGCGATAAGCTCTATGTGTTGCTGAGCGGCGCTGACAGTGGCCTGTACAGCCGACGCGGTGGATGACTGCAAGGCGCCGGCATCCAAGCCCGCAGACGCCTTTGAAATGCCCGTGCGGGCCTCTTTGATCTCGTCCATGTATTGCAGAACAGGAAACGCCTGTTGGCCAACGAATGGCATGGACATTGGCTGCACTTGGCCGGCTGCGCGCTGCCGAATGATGGCGCCGACTTCGTTGTTCATAACGTCTTCGATGTTGACCATGCCCTCGACGATTGCAACTCTAGGGTGAATTGACATCGCCAAGCTATCCAATGTGTTGCGCATAATTGAAGACTTGATCCGCTGGATGTCCATCACCGCATCCGCGGTGGACATGCCATAGAAGTCGTGCGCCTCTGGGTCGGGGCAGAACGTCGCAAACGGAACTATCGCGCACGGCTCGTTCATAAGGATCTTGTTGCCGTCGCCGGCGGTGCAGATTTTACGCAACTCCGCGATGCCGTCTTGGTCGTAGTCAACTTTGATGTAGTTTTCGACATAAAGCACCTTCTTCATCGCGGG